AGGGTAATAGTGCTGGTAGTACAGCAATGTATCTTGCATCTGAACAAGGTGCTGATGAAGTATTTTTACTAGGATTTGATTTATCAACAATAGATAAACCTTTGAGTAATGTATATCTTTGGAAAGATTATAAAATAGGATTTGATTCTACTACATGGCAAAATCAAATGAAAACAGTTATGAGAAAATTTAAGAATGTACAATTCACTTGGGTATCATCTATGTTAGAGAATGATAACTTTCAAGGAATTGATAATTTGAGATATATGAGTCACAAAGTATATACGAGGTATTTGGATGAATACAAATAGAGAAATGGACTGGTGGATTAAATGGTTTTCGAGTATCATCTTGATGATTGGAGCTGCAACAACAGCATTGAACCTATATCCTTTTAATATGTATTTTCAATTTACAGGTATTACTGGTTGGTTAATTGTAGGTATTATGTGGAATGATTGGGCATTGATAGTTGTTAATATTGTAGGTTCATTAATACTACTTACAGGTATTATACATTATCACTTTTACACTGATTGGGTATTAACAATCTACGATAGTTATATTAGAGTAAGTTTATGAAAGTATTAGTTTATGGAAATGGCGAATCTAGAAAAGACTGGAACATAAAGAAAAAATATGATGGTTTTACAACATGGGGTTGCAATGCAATCTATAGAGATTGTAAAGTTGACAATCTAGTTGCCATTGATTATGAAATACAACAAGAGATATACAAGTCTGGTTATCCAATTCGCCATGATAGTTGGTTTGCAGATTGGTCTATATTAGATAATTTTGACCCAGAGTTTGTAAAAGTAAGTTATTCACCAGAACATATATTTGAAACACCTAAGAGAAATAACAATAGTGGTTATGGTTGGTATGATAGAACAAAATGTGTGATTCAAGGAAAGGAATATAAAACAGCAGAAAAAAACTTTCAAGATATGATAACTAAGTTCCCACATCTAGATAAAAATGATGTGAAAGTAAAGTGCTTTAAGAATGTAGGTCTTTATATCACATGGGTAGAAGATGAAGACAAAATTAAAAACATAGAATTCCCTAAAGATTGGTGTGCTGGTGCAACTGCAATACATCTGGCTTGTCAACAGGGTGCAAAGGAAGTATATATGTTAGGATTTGATATGAGTAGTTATGATATTCCTCTGAACAACATCTATAAAGGAACAGATAACTATTTACCATCAGAATCAAAAGGATTTAGTACAGACAACTGGGTTAATCAGTTAGTACAGGTGTTTAAGGAGTACTCAGACACTCAATTTTACTGGGTAGATGATAAGAACAAGAGTTGTATAGCTTTTCAAAAGAAATACGATAATGAACTACTGAGGAAAAATGTTGAAAGAATTAACTATAAAAAGCTTGACAAAGTATGTCAAGTGTAGTATAGTAACAAGAATAACTATCATAAATAGTTATGTATTGAAAGATACACAAATAAACATACGATAAAATACATTAACATACGGAGAAAAATATATGTCGTTAGATAATCTAAAAAGCAGTGGGTCACTTAATAAGTTGTTAGATGCAGCTAAAGGTGAAACTGCACCCCAAGAGAAAAAATCATACGTGGATGAAAGACTGTGGAAACCTGAACTAGATAAATCTGGTAATGGATATGCAGTACTTCGTTTCTTACCAGCTGTTCAAGGCGAAGACTTGCCATGGGCAAAAGTTTGGAATCATGCATTTCAAGGCCCTACTGGTCAATGGTATATTGAGAACTCTCTTACAACACTCAGTAATAAAGACCCTGTATCAGAACACAATACTGCATTGTGGAATACAGGTTTGGAATCTGATAAAGAGATTGCTCGTAAACAGAAAAGAAAATTACAATACTTCTCAAACATTTATATAGTGAGTGATGCAAAACACCCAGAGAACGAAGGTAAAGTATTCTTGTTCCGTTACGGAAAGAAAATCTTTGACAAGTTAACTGCAGCTATGTCACCAGAGTTTGAAGATGAAAAAGCAATCAACCCATTTGATTTTTGGGAAGGTGCTAACTTTAAACTTAAAATCAGAAAGGTAGATGGTTATTGGAACTATGATAAATCAGAGTTTGAAGATACATCTAAACTATTTGAAGATGACAGTGAAGCAGACAAAGTTTGGAAAGCACAACACTCTCTTGCAGAGTATACTGCACCATCAAACTTTAAATCATATGATGAACTAAAAACTAGACTTGATGCAGTCCTTTCTGGAACTGTAAGAGTTGGTAATGTTGCCGATAGTATAAAAGAGGCTCCTGTAGCAGCTCCTAGAGTTGATACAGCACCTCAATCTTCTCAAACAATTACAACACCTGTAGTTGAGAAAGAAGAAGATGATACATTAGCATATTTTGAAAAACTAGCTGAGTAGACTATGGAGTGCCTTTATTTTATAGAGGCACTTTTCTCAAACATTTCTATACAATCCTTATAAATAAGTCATGGCAAGAAGCAAATATATCGAAAGTGTCTTAAAGGCAGCAGGTGGTAGACCTAAGTCAACCCAATGGTTTCGTGATAAAATCAAGGAATTTGGTACACCAACATCTGCTAATTTGATTCGTGATGGTAAAAGAACATCAGTGCCTACCTTTGGTCTGTTGAATATGTTTGTGTATGACCCTAAAGGAAAGAAAGAGTTACCTTATTATGACACTTTTCCTTTGGTGTTACCTATTGAAAAATATGACAATGGGTTCTTAGGGATTAATTTACATTATTTGTCTATGCCAATAAGAATTAGATTATTAGATAGACTAGTAGATTACAGTAATAACGATAAGTTTGATAAATCTACAAAGTTAAGAGCTAATTATAGTAACTTAAAAAAGATAGACATAATTAAACCTTGTTTAAAAAGATATCTAGCAAGTCATGTTAGAACAAAGTTTAGAAAAATAGAAGCAGATGAATTTATGATTGCAACTTTATTGCCTGTACAGAGATTTAAGAAACAATCTGATAGTCATGTATTTGCAAAATCAAGAGGAATGATATAATGGATTTTGGAAGTTTAGTAGAAGCAGGTTCAGCTGCAGTTTTAAATGAATTACTAGCACCAATGAGAGATTCAGATGGTATTGCTTTAGCATCAAGGTATGAAGTAAGATTCTTGCCACCATCAGGTAGTAGGGGTTCAGGTGGAACAGGTGCATCACAAAACTTATTCTCAAAGATATTGTTTGAAGATGTAGGTGGTGGTATTACAAAAGATGTTGCATATCAATGTAACGCAATATCATTACCAAGTCGTGGTTTAACAACAGTGCCAGATGAAACTATATACGGCCCTGCTAGACATCTAGTTCAAGGATATACCTTTGGTGATGTTAGTGCAAGTTTTTATTTACATAATGACATGAGAGAAAAGAAATTTTTTGAAACATGGCAAAGAATAGCATTTAATCCACAAACATTTGCAATGGGTTATTATGATGATTATGTTGGTAGTGTGCAAATATATACACTAGACCAACAAAACAATAGAAGATATGGTGTTGAGTTAGTTGAAGCTTTTCCTGAAACTATTTCAGAACAAACTCTTTCTGGAGAACCTAGTTCTACAGCATTACAGGTACAAGTTGGTTTTAAATATAGATATTGGAAAAATCTAACAGATGAAGCAAACTTACCTAAACCATTATTAGACAGATTACAAAACGTAATAGGCAACCAAGTTGAAAGACAGTTGTTAAGTAAAATACCAAAAGTATTAAGTAGATTATAATTAAGGAGTGAAAAATTATGGCTTTACCAAAACTAGAAACACCAGTTTATACATTAACTATACCATCAACAGATGAAGAAATAAAGTATAGACCATTCTTAGTAAAAGAACAAAAAAGAATGATAATGGCACAAGAATCTGAAGATGACAAACAGATACTTGATGCAATGATACAATTAATTCGTGACTGCACATTTAATAGTATAAACCCAAGTACGTGTCCATTATTTGATGCAGAGTATATATTTTTACAGATAAGAAGTAAATCAGTTGGTGAAACTATATCTTTAGATATTACTTGCCCAGATGATAAGAAAACTATAGTATCAAAAGATATACCTATAAGTGAAATTAATATATCTGTATTTGATGACCATTCAAATGAAGTAAATATAACAGATGATATTAAGGTAACTTTTGATTATCCTTTATTAACATCTTATGCAACTTATAATCAAGCATCAATGTCAGAAATGGCTTTTGTAGTAATAAATGATTGTTTAAAAGACATATCATGGGGTGAAACAACATACAATAAAACAGATATAAGCAAAAAAGAATTAGATGATTTTATTGATAGTTTAAACACTGAACAATTTGAAAAAGTTATGAAATTTTTTGAAACTATGCCTAAATTAAGACTTGTTGTTGAAGTAGACAATCCTAATACTAAAGTAAAAAGTGAAGTAGCATTAGAGGGTTTAAGAAGTTTTTTAGTATAGGGCTTTCTCACGAGAGCCTAAAAAATTACTATAAAAATAATTTTGCACTCATAACACATCATAAATACTCTTTAACAGAGTTAGATAATATGATGCCATGGGAAAGAGAGATTTATATGGGTTTAATGTCTAAATACATAACAGAAGAAAACAAAAGAGTAGAAAAGGAAAATAGGAAAATGAATGGATGATAAACCAAAATTATCATATTACAATAAACCAGAAGATATGACTGAAACAAAGAAAATAAATATAGAACTAGAAGTAGACACTAATGTTGTTGATTCTAGTAAAAACAAATATCAATCATGGATAGACATGGCAAGAGCTGTGGATGCATGGAGAATATTTCCTAGAACATTTTTAACAGTATACATCATATTACTCTACAAAGTAGTCATATGGTACATGGACTTATTAGCTCCCACAATGGAACAATCTGGTTTAGTCAGTATTGTTGTTGGTGCTGGTGCAGCTTGGTTTGGACTATACACAGGAACGAGTAAAAAATAATGGCTGAAAATGATGATAAAAGCATAGTTGGGTTAAATAAACACATTGCAGACCTTAATCAGAATGCTGGGCTTCAAACAATACACAGCAAAAAAATTGCAGATTTAACTGTTAAAAGGAATCAGATGGCTGCCAAGGCAAGTGGTCTTTCTGAAAAGCAAGCTGGTCGTAGACAAGATTACGAGACAAACATGAAGGCATCACAAAACAGGCAAGAGGAAGCTATAAAAGCTGGTGGAAAAAATGCACCTATAGCTCTGGCAGAGGGAAGATTACAGAAAAAGATGCAAAGGAAAGAAGCTAGAGCTCTAGCTTTTCAGCAATTCACGTCATTGCAAGGTATAAAAGATGGACTAGGAAATTTAGCAAAAAGTATGGGTGGGAGAATGAAATCTGGTGCTAAACTTGCTGCAAAAGGTATTGGTGTACTTATGTTATTTGCACTTATACAAACAGATACATTTAAAAATGCAGTTAAATTACTCGTAGGATTTATATCAGATTTTATTGGTATATTTACAGGAGAAACTGAGCTTACTATGGCTCAAACAACAATGATACTTGGTGCTGCTGTTGCAGCTGCAATATTTTTCTTGGTTAAAATGGGTGCTAGTATAAAAACTTCTATGCTCTCATTTGGAACAAACTACGACACTGTATTTGGGAAAAAAGGTGCGTTGAAAAAACATGCAGGAAAATTAAAAAGTATGGCCTCTAGTGCATATACTAAAGTTGTAGATGCGTTAGGTATTGCATTCAAATTTTTATTTGGGAAAACAGGTTTCTTGAGGGCTACTATGATACCTAGACTTGGGGCGATGGCAGCAAGTTTAATGGCAGGTGCAATACCTATGTTGGCCAGTATGGGAGTAGCATTTATGGGAATGTTATCATCATTTGGTGCAATGCTTGTACCATTGTTACCCTTTATTGCCATCGGTGCTGCTATTGCTGCAATTGCTTATGTTATAGTAAGAATATTTCAAGGGTTTATGGAAAGTTTTAGTGGTGCAAATGAACAGTTTGGATTCTTTGGTGGAATACTTGCTGGATTTACAAGTGGAATCAAAATGATACTACAAGATGTGATGGGTATTATAGACTCTATTTTTGGTTTCTTTGGTTTCCCAGACTTGATGGACCCAATCATGAAAGCAATAGATGATTTTGATGTCATGAACTTTGTTGGCGGTATCATGGACTTCTTTGCTGATATTGGTGCTTTTATAACAGATGGTTTAGCTAGTATTGGATTATTATTTAAAGCAATTGGAGCAGGTGCTTTGGCAGCAATAAAAAGTCCTTTTAGTCCGATAGAATCATTTAATAAAGCATTTGATGAAGTTATGTCTAGTGGTTCTGAAGGTTCAGATTCTGAACCAAATTTAGCTAATATTGCTAAAGCAGGTTCTGGTATGTCTGGTGGTGAGGATGACCCTGCTGGATTAGTTGCAAAAAAACAAAATGAAGATATGCAAATGAAAAGAAAAGAAGAAATGATGGATGATAAAAGAGCAGTCCAAATTAATAATAATAATGTTGTCAATAAAGGTGGGGATAGTTATTCAGAAACTAGAGGTGGTGATGTTAATGTTCATGACCAATCTGGCCCAGCTGGTGCTTTATTTGCACAACATTAACTAGGATTTAGATGGTCTTCAGTTAGTATTTTAAATTCCATGTTGTGGTCTAGACAGAACTCAGTCGCAGACTTCCATTTAGCCTTGTTTATACCCCATGTCTTGACTTTGTTATACCAAACACCTGTTCTTCTTTTAGGATTCCTTTCTGGTGGGGAACATTGATGTTTAGGTTTAACTTCAATGATATACTTTTTAAGAATACCATCTTTATTAAGGACTTTGATATAGAAATCAGGAAAATATCTATGATAACGACCATCCCACGGCGATACGTAGGGTATCACTACTTCCTCACTACCCCATTCTAAAATGGACTTAGTAGTGTCACAGTACTTCATCATCTTTAATTCCCATGATGAACGATAAACAATGTTTTTGACATCGCCTTTATACTTGATGGGATTTTTTGGTTTAAACTTTCCTTTATATGTCATAATCGTTATAAATACTTTAAACTATTCATAGGACTATTTAGACATGGCAATAGATGTTTTAAGCAGAATCGGTAAGTCAGCCGTTACAGGCGTATTAGGTAAAAATTTAAGGAGAGTTGCTGGTAACATAGGTAGTACTATTCGTGGAGATATAGGTGCTGATTCTTCTGAAGCTGCACCAATCAATCGTAGTAAACAATCAACAAAGATGTTGTCATTTCCATTAGATGTAGGTGCTGACCCTGGCATAGGTAATCATGGACATTATATTATGTTCTTTATTAATGAATCAACTAAGGCTAAATTAACATTTGGTGGGTCTGATGGTGCATTAAATAATCCAAAAGACAATGCAGCACAAAATGTAGCAAATGAAGCTACAAAAAGAAAACTAAAGGGTGTAACTAATCCTTTTGATACAACCATAGGCACATTTATAGCTAAAACCTTCCCAAATAAAATATCAACTCAACTAATAGATGGTTATACTGATAAGGCTGCTGGATATGGTATTGGAAGTAAATCAAAAATTAAAATAGAAAAAAAACATCAGATTAGGCGACAAGGTAAACAAACAGTTACATTTAATACCCCAGACACAAAAAGATTAGATACAGCAATATCTATGTATATGCCACCATCTGTAAAAACTAGTTATAAATCAAATTATACAGATACATCTGTGGGCGCATTTGCTAGTAATGCAATAAATGCTGCTAATGCTTTAACAGGACCAGGAGTAACTTCTGAAAAATTCAAAGAATCAATGACAGCTGCAATTAATCAGGGTGCTGAGTCATCAGTAAGAGCAGTGGCAAGAGAACTTGGTGGTGGGATAATAGAAAAAATGGAAATGGAAAAGGGTGAAATAGTTTCAGATAGAATGGAATTAGCATTTAAAGGGATAGACAAAAGAGAATTTCAATATGACTTTAAGATGATGCCTAGAAGTAAAGCAGAAGCTG